TCATATTGGTGATGTACCAAAGGGCAGTTGTTTTTGATTTCTTGGATGCACGGCTACCCTTGCATACCCTATATCTACCTTTCCAACGCCAAAAAGTACCGTAACCCTTACCAACCAGTTCAGGCAGCAGCACTTTCTTCTTGCCGGACTTTGTAGTCTTGTAATCTTCCGGGTACAGGATAAATTTCTGATACCCAAAAACATATTGTGAAGAAATGCGGTTCTTTACCATAGGCAATCACCGCCTAATCTTCAAGGGCATCTTCACCAGTGATAACAATAGGCTGTGTGATATTCACATCAATCTTGTCATTCCACATACCCAAATGCTTACCAAGTAATTCAAGTGCTTTCAGCTTTGGTGAAATCTTCACTTCCCTTTCAACACTTGACCCGGTTTCTGATTCAGACTGTTTATATTTCACGGATTCAATACAGGCAAGGTCATCATCAGTTGCATTGTCTTTGATTCTTCCGTGACTATCAACAAGGTCTGTCATCTTCACAAAAGCAATGCGGGCAAGTTCTAAAACAACCCTATCCTGATTGATTCCTGTTCTTTTGCTGCGTTCTGCCATTGCAACACTAATTGCCTGTTGAACCTTGACATTTGCCAACATCCTTGAACCTTGCTGATCTGCTGTTTTTGCCGAATAACCCGCACGAATGGCTGCTTGTGTTGCGTTCAGGTCAATCAGGTATTCTTCAACAAAACGCTGCTGTTTTTCAGTTAATTTTGCCGTTTTTGCCATCAAACAACACCCCTTTCATGTATTTTTGCAATAAAAAATCCCTGAAACATTACATTTCAGGGTGCAAATATCGGCAGTAAAAAATAAATTGCAGATAATTCATAAGAATTATCTGCAACCCAGTTTTTGCAAGTTTATCATAATTGTCTTGTACCCGTTTGTCAATCGTCAGATTATAACCGATTACATCAAATAATGTAAGTTTTGATAAGTTTTTTCAAACGCTGCAAGTGCCTTGTTATGCAGTTCAACCGTGTAATTATAGCACTTTTTCATTTCCTTGGATGCCTGTTTCACTGTCTTGTACTGAACATACACTTTATACAACACCTGAACATAATTTTTATCACGCAAACCTCTGATTTCTTTGATGATCTGTTCTTTAGCATCTGCAAAACTGTCAATTTCTGCATTGATTTTATCATTGAAAGCAACATAATTTGTTACCTGTTTGCAAAGTGTATCACCTGACGGACTTGTCTGCACTCTATCCTTGGAATAATCTATTGCCCCGGTACTGCAAGCATTGATTTTCATTTCTTCAAGGCGTTCTAAGTCCTGATTGATATAAATATCAAATTCCTGTATCTGCTCTAAGTACCGCCGTGCAGTCAATTTCTTATTATTCATCACCTTCACCTATCCTTTCCTTGGTATCTGTTGGGTAACGGTTGAAAATTGGCAAAAAATACCTTGAAAGCCTTGTAAATACTGACGGTAACGGTTGGTAACGGTAACGGTTAAACCCTTATACTCTATATTTTTACTTTTTATAAATACATAAAAAAAACTTATATAAAAATAATAAGAAAATTACATTTAACCGTTACTACCGTTACAAACCGCATAAATAAAGACTTTCAACCGTTACCGTGAACCGTTACCAACAGTTACCAACCGCAACTACTGCATAAAATCATACGGTGTATCATTCACCTTTGTATAAATCACATCAGCAACAACCATCTGACCAAACTGCTGACCCGCTGCAAACTTAGGAACTGCAATCACGGCAACCCCGGCAGTATGCACCCCATACAACAACTGTGATATGTATTGGTGTGCAAGTTCATAAAGTTCTGTACCAATCACCTGACCTTCAAATTCTTTTTCCACCAATGGGAAAATATCATCATTCATTGATACACTGCCTTTTTGTTCCAATAATTCCAAAATCTCATTCTCCATAATTTCTTAACCTCACCTTTCTATCTTGCCTGTCTTTCATTCTCTGAACTTTTTTGTTGGAACTCATTACTTCCAGTTCCCAAGGTTTCATTTGTGGAAACCATTTCCACCTATCAAATGTACCTGTAAATATTTCATTCATCTGTAAACCCTTCCCGTCTTGGTATCTTTTACCTGAACACGTTCAGTCAGTTCAAACCCCGCACCTTTGATGATGTACTTCAAAACCTTAATCAGATCATAGGCACGTTTGTCTGCTGCTTCACATTCAATCTGTTCACGTTCTTCCTTTGCAACTCTACCGACCGCAATAGTTGCCGTTGGGTCTGCATAACCTTCTGTATTTCTTCCACCTTTCACTAATTGATACCTTCCTTTCTTATAATCCCACTGTTCAGCATTGCACTGAACATACTTTCAAATATCGGTACGGGTATGGAATTACCCGCCTGATGATATAAGGTTCTGTTCATTTTCCCCGGTTCAACTCTGCAAGTTGCTTCTGCTGCATAAAAATCATCATCCGAATACCCCATCAACCGCCAACATTCCAGTTCTGTCAAATATCTGTATTTTCCACCACCAAGATCAATGACCTGTGCGGGTGTCCTATCCTGTCTTGTTGTTATAGTATTTACATAATCTTTGATTATGGTTGCCCTTCTAATTCCTTTCTTACCAATTACTGAATAAACACTTGGCTGTGTCACCAAGTAGCAATCAGGAACATCACCGTATTCAAGAAAATTTGAAATGTTTTTCATGGGTCTTTTTTCCATCAGTTCAAAATCAAAAGCATTGTCACCAAGAATTGATACTGTGAAACACCGTTCCCGTGCCTGTGGTATTCCATAATCACGGCAGTCTAACACTTTGTAATTATTGGAATAACCCAACTTTTCCATATATGACAGGTAACGGTTGAAGTTGTGAACCATGTGCTTTGATAAAACATTCTTTACGTTTTCCCATATCACAACAGTTGGTTTCCACTCACCCATCTGTTCAATAATATGTACCGTTTCCCACATCAAGGATGATCTTGTCCCTGAACCTTCATCAGCACCTTTTCCTTTGTTTATTCTTCCGTCTGCTGCCGTTGCTTTTCCCTGATGCCCCGCAATACTGAAATCCTGACACGGTGACCCGTGAATCAGAATATCAGGTTGAAGATTCCACCCCACTACTGTCTGCGGTGAATATGCTGATTCCTGTTCAAACATTGCATTGTATGACCTGACAGCCTTTTCATCAATTTCCACATAATCAATAGATTTTACTGAAACACCTATGTTTCTAAGGGCAACCCTTGGTGACCCTATGCCACCAAAAAGTTCCAATATTTGCAGTTTTTCTGACACATTCAATCACCTTCCTTTCTGCTATGAAACAAATATCTTACAATTTTTATTGTTCACTTTTTTCTGAATTACTCTGAACCCAAGCCTTTTATTGATCTGCTTACTGAATACAATATTTGACATTGGCTGCATTGCATTGTCTGCACAAAAAACCTGATACCGTTTATATACATCAGCGGTTGGTTCATTTTCTATCATGTCAACCCCGGTGTCATTGATAAATGCAAGGATAGGGTTGTTTTCTTCTTCATACTCTGTCAACTGGTTCTGAACCTTGTCTGACTTGGTGAATCCGTCATTGATGATAATTCTTTTCAGACCTTCCACACCAAGCCTGATGAAATATTCAACGCTTTCCTGTTGAATCAGTTTGTACTTGATGAATGGGTCATAGTCAGGTGAATCCTTGCTGAACGTGGCATTGAATGGAATGATAACCAAACGCCTAAGTACCGCCCCGGTCTTGTCCTTCATACGTGGAATATCATTTGCACTGAATAACAGTTTGATGAACGGGTTGAACTCAAATGGGTCTTGTCCTTTACGCTCTGCCTTGATGCGGTTACCTGTTACTATTTTCTTGAACACACTGACCTGTGAACCTTGAAGGAAATCATCACCAATATCATCACCAATGTTTGCCAGTTTTCCGAACATCATTGATGTGCTAAACCTGTCCCCCAGTTCTTTCAGGTCAAGTGCTGAAATATTCCGATCACCAAGGATTGCTTTTACACAATCCAAAAATGTACTTTTACCGTTTGATTTGTCACCTGTCAGGATGAACGCCTTGCCTAACTCATTTCTTCTGTAAAAGCAGTAACCAATACATTCTTCCAACAATGCCCTGATTGCTGCATCACCACACGCTAACTTGTTCAGGGTGCTATCTGCCAGTTCAGAATAGGCATCCGGCTTGTAGTCCCAAGGAATCTTGTTAGTAATAACAATGTCCGTGCTGAATGGTTTCAATTCCCCGGTCACAAGGTCATATACACCGTTGTTGAAAGCAATCAGGTTTGCATCTGACTGTTCTTTTTCATCAACGATCAGTTCCATGTAGTCAAGAACTTCCCGGCGTTGCATCTTTTTCAGGTTTGGGATGTGCTGAATCATGTTTGATTCAATTTCTTTATACCCATTGGAATACACGCCGTCTTTGTATATATGCAACTGTCCGTTGATTTTGATAACGTGTGCTGTGTTCTTCATAAAAACTGCGAACTTGTCAAACAGGAATGTGCTGCCAAGGAAAAAAACAGGTTTCTGAAAAGCATCATCACGCAAGATCACTTCCAGTTCATCATCTGACAGCGGTTGTTTCAGAACAAACTTGTTCAGGATGCGGATGCACTCACGGGTTTCTTCAACCGTGAAATCATTTGCAGTCAGGGTCAGGATGTAATTGAAAAGTGCCTGATTCCTTCCGTCCCCGGCATCCATATCAACAAAGTCTGCGGTTGCCTTGACCGGGAACAACCACTTGGGAACTTCCTGATACTTTCCACCTTCTTCAATGTCCCATTCACAAAACCTTTCTTCACCGTCAATCTTGATAACCTCATAGGATAACTTACTGCCGACTTTTATATCAGCAGTAAGACCAACCGCCAACTGAACGTGTGTCCTGTTCCTTGCAATAGTATGATTCTTGAAAAGAAAGTGTTTTCCCCTACTGGTACAAAGGACTTTACAGTCAAGTTGCAGTTCTTCCACAATGTTCATCAGAATTTCAGATTGGTCAGAATCATCAATGTCAATAAGGATGGTGTCATCAGCCAAAACCCCGCCGAACCCGTTCAGGTTTTTCACTTCATCATAGGTTTTCCATGTGGTTCTGTTTTTTAGTTTTTCAATGCTTGCCTTGCCTTTGGTTTCAACATAACCTTTGTAAAGCATCTTTTATCACCTACCTTATGTGATGTTTTCTAACACCTTTTTATAAAAATCCTTATTCCTGATGTTACGGTCAAAAGATTGCTGCCTTGATCGCAACAAAAATTTCAACTCTTTCAGTTCTTTCTTCTGTTCCTTCAATGTGTTTCTTGGTTCTTTCAGGCGTTCCCTGTACTTTTTTACATCAGCATTGCGATCCTTCCAAACTTTTGTGTTCTTCCTGTGTGAATCCCGGAGAAGCTGCGAATTTTTAACACCCGTCTGAATCTGTGAAATACAGTGCTTTGTCTGCCTGATCTGCTGTTCTGCATACTTGACCTTTTGCGTGTACCCTTCAATGTAAATACTGTGTTCCTTCTGAACCTGTTCAAACTGTTCAGTCTGTTCCTGAACAAATTCTTTAATCTGCTGTTCACATTCCGGGTTGAAACTGCTTCTGATAAGTTTCAGCAGTTTCCTGACTTTGGTAATGCTGCGGATATTCAAAAATTCTTCAAGATGAACAGTCATTGAACCATTTTCATATCTGATTTCTAAATCCATAAAAACCTTCCTTCCCGGTGTTACGCTACAACACCAAATTGTTTCAAGCGTTTCTTTGCTAAATCTATGTACCACTGCCTATCAAGTTCAGGCGGTGTTTTTACCCCAACAACTGAATCATTGAAAATGAAACAGTGGTCAGGTGTATTACCAAATTTTTCACCCTTTGCTTTCACCTGTTTACGTTTCAGCAATCTTCCGTCCTTCTGATCGTTAGATGCAAACACCCTGTATGACTTATATGTGTATTTGTCCTTGTCAGGGTATTCATATACCGTCTTGATTGTTCTTTTGCCTATATGACTGACAAGCGGGGTGCAATGCTCATGTTCTACCCAATCATACTTGTCTGATAACTTGACAATCTTCTGAAACATAATCAGGTCATCACACTGATTGATGGTCTGTTCAACCGGGGTTTTCTTGACCATGTAGTCAACCAGTGCTTTATTCAGGATTGGCAGATCATTGTCAACCGCTGAAAGTTCCTTCACATAAGCACCGATTCTTTCAACCCCACCGTCAATACCAACCCAAAGGTAATTGTTCACATCCTTCTGATAGATTTCACTGATGTTATCCAGTTCAAGAAGAATTGAACACTGATCTGTGGAACAACGCTGTTCCCACTCCCAACAAATATCATCCACCATTTCAAAGGCTTCATCTGTGTCAGGAATCCAAATAATAAGACCGTCCGTGTTGGACTGAATCAGTTCAAATCCCGGTACAACTTCAAGGTGTTCAATCAGGTCAAGCAACATCAACTGACCATTGATACACATACAGTTATTATTTCTTGGGTCATACGCTGCATTGGTTTCGTCCTTCATTGCACCTGACAAGGCGTTCAGCATCTTCTTATATGGCAACTGTGCTTTCTTCCACCGCTTGACTTCTTTCTTGTTTCCGGCGTTTTTTGCAGCAATCTGTTTTTCCTTCATGGCTTTTCGTGTGTTATACACCAACGGGTAATTGTCATTGGTTGCTGCCCTTGTAACCAGTCCCCAAGCAATCAGCATTGACGGGTAGTAATTGTTTACATCAACGTGCAGCAGTTGCCCGGTCTTATGAATTGGTGTGGCTGTTGCCCCATGAACACCGCCAAAACCGAATGAATGAGGAATACCCGCAACCACGGTTTCAAGACCCTGTTCTTTGTACCATGTACGTTTTGAGTATTTATCCATGTGTGCCAAGTCCATTGACAAGGCTTCCTGTCTTTTCTGTTCAAACCAGTCCTGAACATATTTATATTTTTTCAGTTGCAAGCACGGCAAGAAGTAAAAATCAAATTCATCTTCAAATGATCTGCGTGAACACCCAAGCACCTTTGCGGTGATTCTTGCTTCACTGTCCCCTATATCAGACAGGTTCACAATGTCCGGGAAAGCCTGAATGATACCGTGCATTGCATTAAATTCATCTATTTTTTCAAGGAATACTTTGATGGTTTCTTCCACATCATGCCGACAGTAGAAAACCGTCATTTCAATTTCTTCCTTGGTCAATTTCCTGTTTATTCTAAAATCAACATCCGTTTCCTTGATATTGCTGCCAAGAAAACCTTCCAGTGTTTTCAAACCAACCGGGGGGTTCGGCATAACATCATAGTTAATCATTGGAACTTTGTTGAACGCTGATGAAAATTGCCACCCTTCCCTTTTTTCAACAATTATCCAGTCATTGATTCTTTTTGGGTTCATTCCCAACAGAATCCCCTTAAATATGTACTGGTCATAGTGGCGGTTGTTATAACCTACCCATATATCCTTGCTATTCGCTTCATATAAGGCTTTTAATTCATCAGGGTTATTGATTATCACATATTCTTTTTTCTTGGTCACATCAATGAAAACGGCAAGCCAATCTTCCTTGAAAACCTCAAAGTCATAAAAAATCACTACATTCACCCTTTCTGAAAATAGCGGTGGAAGGTGCGAACCCGCCACCGCCTGATAGCATTATTGTGGATTATCAATCCACACACAAGCAAAATTTTTTATCAGTCAAAAACTTCCTTGATTGTGATAGGGTTGAAAGCATCTGCCTTATAATCAACCTCAACTTCAATTGCACCCTGAATGGACTGGAATACATCAAGAATCTGATCTGCAAAATCTGCATAATTCACAAATTCAACAGGTGTGTCATCTTCTGCAATCAGCTTGTTCACCCAAGTGCATACAGACTTGATTGCCTGTCCGTCCGTCCACTTTGCGGAACTGTTGCCGGAAATAACACGGTTGAAGAAGATCATGCGGTTTGCCTGTTCACCTTCCTTGATCTTTGCCTGAACTGCAAACATCAACTTATCCTGTGCCTTGGTCAACTTAATTTCCATCTTCTCAATACTAATGATATATGTACCATCCGGCACATCAGCAAAATCATTATCAGGTGCGTTCTGCACCTCATTCTGTAATTCCTGTAAATCAACCTTTTCATCAAATGCACTGAAATCAATAGCCATAATTTTTCACCTTTTAACCTTTCTTTATTTGCTTAATACTAACTTTAACAACTCAAACGCCTGAACTTCATTGAACCCGGCTTTTACATAGGAATCATAGATTTTCTTTGCAGCAGTTGCACCATCTTCCGGCGGTACATCCTGTTTAGGTGCTACCGGGTGCGGGTTCTTCATTGAACGGTTGTTTGCCGTGTTCATTCCTTCCGTGATTGCTGATGCAAGGATTGCACCAAACAGTTCATCAGGTAAACCAAAAGGATTGTTCATGTTCTTTTACCTCACTTTCTTAGCGTGTTTTTCTTACTCTGCGGGTTCTGCCAGTCGGCTGTTCATCTACTGCCGGGGTTTCATCCGCTGCTGCATCTGCATTATCAGGCTGTGCCTGTGCTGCACTTCTTCTTGTGCGTCTGCCCTTCTCCGGCGGGTTCATTGCCCCGTCAATAGGGTTTTCCGGCTTAGGGTTGTCTGCCTGTGCTAAACGCTTCACACCTTCACCAAATTCTTCCTTGCTGATGACCTTCATAACCTCAACACCGTCAACAATCAGGTCAATCGTGTCACCTTTGTGCTTCATCACATAGTTATCATCAGCCGGAACATAGAAGTATGTGTCTGCATCCAGTGTGACAGATTCAGAATCAGTATTTGTTGTACCGTCCTTAACAGGTTCAGACTGTTCAGCAGACTTTCTTTCCTTGCGGGTTCTTCTTGGCGGTGTTTCAAGTTCCGGCTGCGGTACAGAATCCGCTGCTGCACACGCTTCATCAAACGGGATTTCTTCACGCCCATCAGCAACCGCATCAATAGCCTTGTCACGCTCTGCCATATAATCAGCCATTTTCTGATTATTTTCAGCCACCACTTCATCATGTGTCTTGCGGGCGGTTCTGCCTGTCTTTGGTGCTGCATCTTCTGTTGTAGTAGGCGGTGTTGCTGTGGCTGTGGTCTTTTTTCCACCCCTTGCCCGTCTGCCGTTTGCATCCGGCTTTTCAAGATCGGATGCAGCCTGTGCATCAGCCTGACCCATTTCTGCATCTGTCTTATACTCACCGACTTCATAGAAGTTGCGGATTTTATCAGCCACATAATTCAGGTCATTGTCAATGGCGTATGCCGGGAACATTCCCATAGGTGACTTCACTGTGTCCTTGCCACTGTTCTGTGTGTAAAAATAATATTTTCCTTCATTCACGCCTGTTCTAAGTACAATGGTGAAAAGTCCTTCAATGGTGATCTTCTCACGAAGTAACTTTCCGATCAGCTTAATAGTAGTAACACCATTTTCAAGTGTTTCTGTGTGGGTCATATAAGCAACTACCACATCATCAGGAAGTTCCTTGCATACCTCAATGATTTCAAAGTAGTTTGCACCAAAATCATTCCACTTGTCCCAACCGTTTTCTTTGATACGGTTCATGTAAGGGACTGAAAGAATATACTGGAAGTCATCAACAACCAATAACTTCTTCCCGGCTGCTACCTGTTCCTTCATAAACTTGCAGATTTTGCGTGATTCAACCTCACTGTTCAGCATTGTGAACTTACCCTTGAACGGTAACGGCTTACCAACCAGGTTCACAACGGCAGTTGTTGCCGGATCGCAATTTCTCATACTGGTACTTTTTCCTGTACCTGATTCACCCATAATCAAAAGCATCTGTGCCATATTATTTCACCTGTTCCTTTCTGATTTTTTCAAAGTTTCCCGCCATGTTAGCAGAAACATGATGCTGACCAAACTGTTTCTGAACTCCCGCACGAATCACTGAACGTAATAACTTTCTGTTATATACCGGGCGGGGATTGTAAACTTTTCCCTGTCTTTCATTTACCATACTCTTATACCTCACTTTCCTTGATGATGATTTTTAACTTTCTGCGTTCATCCATTGGTATGACTTCAACAGAATAGTTATTTGCAAGAAGAATACCAACTAAATCCTGATATGCTGCACTGGTGCGACTTCCTTCAATTACAATACAACCACATTCAGCAGCACATTCCTTTTCAATATCTTCACGCATAATATCATTCACTGACTGAATATCATTGATGATATATTTCAATTCCTGATTTTCAGTCATCAGCTGATTGCGTTCATCTTCTAACTGTCTGATTTTCTTATCTCTTTTATCCATTATTCTTCACTTCCTTCATCTGTGCTGCCTTCTGTTACTCTGCTTGACCATAAATCAGCATAGTGCAGAATCAAATATAACGGGGTTTCATTTCCCTTCACTGCATAGTTTGCTGATTCATACAGACCATCATGGTATCTGATCGCAAATTCTTCATCTTCCGTCAGGTCAATGAAAAGGGTTGCTAACTTGATGCTACGGGTTGCATGGTCAAGTGGAAGAAGTGCCGGGTTACGCTTGAAAGGCTTGCTTTCAGACTGTTTATATTTCTGTTCCGGCTCTGCCTTGATGGGTCTACCGTCCTTAATCATGTTAGGCACATACATCTGCTTACCAAAGTCACCGCACTTGCCAAGGTCATGTAATGCTGCTGCAATGATGACTGAATTACGAATTTCTGCATACTTGACTTTGCCAAGAAGTGCGTAACCAATATTTTCTGCTGCCATCATTACGTTTCTGCTGTGATGAACAAGACCGAACTGACAAGCAAGGTGATTTCCACCACTGCAAGGTGCTTCAAAGAATCCGATCTGTTCCATGTAATCAATCAGATCTTCCATTCCTTCACGCTTGGTTGAAAGTAAGTGGTCAACCACAAACTTCTTGTTGTCAAGTTCCTTCTTGTTGTCCTCTGTCATCTGTTCAACTGTGTCCTGAACCTGTTCAGTTGTTTCCTGTGTTACTTCTGCGGTATTCTCAACCGCTGCATCTGCTTTCTTTTTTGCTGCCATGCTCTTTCACTCCTTATTTTGATAATTTTATTTCCCAACGCTTCTGATCTTCAATGTTGGAAAGATACCAAGCGTTAAGTTCTGATTTTTTTGCAATGAACATTTTGAACTGTTCAAAATCCTTGGGGTACAACAAAATTCCATACCCGCCTGATTCTCTGATTTTTTTGAGGTTGACCAACTGCAATAGTGACGGTTCACCGTTTGGTGCTTTGACTTCAATGCCAAGGAAACACCCGTCTGAACAAACCAACAGGTCAGGAATACCGCTTTTTGTATAAGCAGCACCGCCCCAGTATTTCAGCAGCCACGCCCCGGTGTCCTTCAGGAACGCTTTGACCTTATTTTCAAAATTCTTTTCTGCTGCCATCAATCCACCATGTACTGATATGTTCTGTATAATCTCTGAACTGCCAGTTTTTCCCTTTCTGTCAATCGGTCAGATTCACGCAATTCTTTCAAAATCTGTGAATCTTCAAAAGTAAATCTGTCATCTTCTGTCAATGGTTTTTCTTCACGGTATGCACTCACTTCTTATTCACTCCCTTCCAACTGTTCATTGAACTGTGTCTGATAGTTCAATATTTTTTCTGTATAGTCGGTTGAATAGATGCCCTTTTCCCATAACCGGGCAGCACCATCTTCACCCATGTTGTACGCCATCAAGACCATATTGGTATCTTGATACCGTTCAAACAGTTTTCTAAGTACGAACACGCCCGCCCTGATGTTCTGATACGGGTCTGTGAAATCCGTAACACCAAGGGTATCTGTCAACCACTGGTGATTGATCTGATTGATCTGCATATAACCGTAATCATTGGTTTCACTAACAACTGCCGGGTCAAAACTGCTTTCATTCTGAATCAGTGCCATGACAAGGGTAAAATCAATGTTGTATCCGGTACAAAGGTAATATGTAAATTCCTGTTGTTCTTCCGGCATCTTGCAGTCAAGCGGTGTGAAGTCCAAGTCACCCGCACCCCAGTCAAGGGAAATTTCCTGTGTAAAAGTTCTGTCATCATACGCCCCATATACAAGGGTTTTAGTGCTTGACCGTTCAAGTGTCTGTTCTTCTGTTTTCTGCTTGTCCTTGGCTGTTATATGAGTTTTCAGGGCATATCCTGACACATTACCAATCACCAAACCAACGCCAAGTGCAACACCAATCAGAATCAAGACCCTTTTGACCATTGCCGACTTTCTCATGCTCTTTGAATAGTTCAATTTTCATCACCCCTTTCCGTAATTTTCAAATAAATGATTCCGGGAATTATCAGAATCGCACCAATGATGTATTCTTTCAGGTGTGCAGTAAGTGGTTCATATATTCCCATTTCAACCGCATAGTCAGATGCACCGACTGCACCGATTATCAGGAATACACCGATAAATGCCATGATTCCAAATATCCAATTAAGTATTTTTGAATAATTCATCTGTCAGTTCCTTCCCTTCTTTCAACGCTGCAAGGTTTCTTTCTTCAACCGTACCCTTCACCAGTAAGTAATAGTAAAAGCATGGTTTGGCTTGTCCTATGCGGTGAATACGCTTTTTTGACTGTTCCCACATATCACATGACCCTTTGCCAAGTGGCAAAGTGAAATAAATAATCTTGTTTGCTTTCTGATAGTTACCACCCATCGCCCCGGCTTGATACTGTATGAATGTGATTGAATCATCTGCCTGATCGTATGCGGTCAAGTCCTTCTTTGACCCATTCACAACTGAATATGGTCTGTTCAGATCAGCAAGTTTTTTCTGCATTGCTTCAAGTTCTGCGGTAAAGTTGTAGAATATAATCAGCCTATCTTCTGTTGATTCAACCAAGTCCCGCAAACCTTCCAGTTTTTCCTTGTGCCACTGCCCGCACAACTGCCGGGCATATAGCATCTTGGTCAGGCTGTTGTCACCGACCAGTTCAACCCGTGGTGTCACATCCGTACCATAATAATCTGAATCATCTTTGAACTTGCACATATTAAGGGTATCAAGCATGATGTAACTGTTTTTGATAAAATACTTGTATGCCTGTGTTACCTTAAAGAATATCTTCTGTTCAGTCTGTTCCGGCAGTTCAATCACATCAGCGGTTTTCATAAAGATGCACCCATGATCTGCAAGTTTCTTTTTCAGGTGTTTCGTGTGTTTGTACCCAGTTATCACTTCATTCTTGTACCCATCACCGTTTTCAACCCATTCAGTCTGAACGTATGATGACCAAAACGCCTTTTTTGTAATGTTCCACCCAAGCAACTGAACCTGTGACCACAACCTTTCATACTTTCCGGCTGTTGGTGTTCCTGATAATAAAATCACGCTTTCCGGCTGCATTTTCAGAATGAACTTTGACCGTTGTGCTGTTTCATTGGTTATCAGTGAACTTTCATCAAGCATCAGTGTGAACCCTTTGAGTTTCAGCAACCAATCCCGCCGGAAAGCAGTTTCATAGTTGATAACGCCTATAATCTGAACATCCTTGTTATATAATTCTTTGGTATCAACAAGTGTCCTGAAATTGATTGCTTCACTTTTCTTGGTCAGGTTCATCACACTGTCACTTGGGTAATATTCTTTGAAGTGCTGAACCCAGTCATCTATCTTGGATTTCTGACAGATGACCACATTCACCGAATTGTTCAGCAAATACATTTTTTCAGCACCCACAAAGGTCTTACCCAGTCCCATATCAAGATAATAAGCACAACGGTTAAACTGTTCAGTTCTGTTCAGTGCATCTTCCTGATGTGGCATGAAATTCAAAGTTTTCATTCTTCATCAGCGTCCTTTGGTGCTTCACCTGAAAGGTCAATCTGTAACTTTGCAACTTCAACTGCTGCTCTGTAAACTAAGGCATATTTAGAATCACCGTGGGTCTGTGTGACTTTTTCAAGAAATCTATCAATCTTTCCAAGGAAACAACCACACTTGACTGTAATTTCATTGTCCTTGTCACGATAGAATGTGGTGAAATCATTTCTACTGCCGATTGCTCCAATCACTAACACATGACTTGCAGAAAAGACCTTGGCATCACCGCAAACCTTGGCATCACCGCAAACCTCGGCATCACCGCAAACCTTGGCATCACCGCAAACCTCGGCATCACCGCAAACCTTGGCATTGCCCCAAACCTTGGCATCACCGCAAACCTTGGCATCACCGCAAACCTTGGCATCACCGCAAACCTCGGCATCACCGCAAACCTTGGCATTGCCCCAAACCTTGGCATCACCGCAAACCTTGGCATCACCGCAAACCTCGGCATCACCGCAAACCTCGGCATTGCCCCAAACCCAAGCCTTTCCTTCATGGGAAAGATTTTCTTCTTTCTCAATCCAACCACCAAGGTCACCTACTTCTACAATGCCAAATGCAACAGTCGCACGGATGCGGTGCAACGTGGCAGTTCTGAATAATAATCTGATTTCTTTGGTTTCTCCTGTAAATTCATATTTTTTCATGGTTTATTCCTCACTTTCTAAAAATGCAACAGCCTTGTCATAGTTGCGTTCTATCATTCTAAGTTCATCTTTTCCACGTTCTTCTAAATCACATATTGAACGGTAAATTTCATCATTTCTTAACGCTGTCACCTCATTGGTTATCAGATCAGTGATGACCTGTGGTTCAAGTGCATCCAGTTCCCAAGATTCATTGCCGTATTCATCAATATACTTTGATGCTCTACTGTCAGTGATCTTTGCCGGGTTAGGTGGTGGGTTATATGTACCAATCTGATTCATGGTCAGTGCTACACGCTTCACATACACATCAGCACCGAACATCTGCAAGCGTTCCTGAATATCCCTTGTCATATCAATACCGCTTGGGTCATGGTCACCTAAGTGAATAATCACCCTGTTATCACGGTAATCTTGACTAATGAAACGCTGTGCTGCTGACCACATTTCTGACTGTGAAGTGTAACCCCTACATGAAAAATATGGTGTGTCAAGTGGTCTGCAAGCCTGTCCCACAATATCAACAAGGCATCCTTTTCAACCCACACTTCAACGTAGTTCGGTTGACCGTCCCACTTGTTCAGCAGATAACTGTATCTTGCAGATGCGATCACATCAGCCGGATTGTCCCAATGACCATTTCTTCTAAGGTTGCGGGTTCTGTCTGTGATGCTATGCCAGTCAATCAACCCGGCAAGTCTACCGTCATTGATAAGATTTCCAATGTTCTTATAACTGCGTTCATTGTTGGGGATATACCCACGGGCAACTAACTGATAATATGCCTGTCTAAGTGTCAGTTCATATCCCTGTGCCTGATATTCTTCAACCACCTGATTCACAAGGTTTATCAGTTCAAGGCTTTTCTGCTGAAACTTAATGCTTTTATACTCAATCTTTGGCATCAGATCACCCCTTCAATTTCTGCAAAACGCTTTGCATTGATGAAATATGACCAACGGTGTTCACTGGTATGAATCGCATACCCCCAAGGAAAAACGCCCTGTTGTAACCCAAGTGCTATTGTGCTGGTGTGCTTATGCATCAACTTAGCAACTTCATGTACTGTCAAGGTTGGGATGCCATCTTCACACTTGGAAGGTTTGAATGTCACCGGGGTTTCTTCCTGTTCAAAATAGTCAGGGTTAAGTCCAAGTGATACTGCAATATCACTTTGAACCTGTTCTGACGGTGTGGTCTTGTCATTCAGGTACATACTGATTGACCCCTTACTTTTCCCGGTCAATCCAACAACCTGTGCCTGATTGATTCCTAACTGCTGCATAGCCTGTTTCAACTTTTCGCTGAATTTCATAATTTATCACCTATCCTTTCTTTATTGTGGACTATCAATCCACATTTTAGGTAAAAAAAATCTCCATAACTTCATCATCTGTCAAATGAAGAAGTTCTTTCAAGATCATTACCTCACTTGTTTTGAACTCTGTTTCATTGTTGAGTTTTTTCAAAAACGCCTGATAAGAAATCCCAACCTGTTTAGCAACGTAAACCAATTTGAAACCACAAGCATCAATTTTTTCTCTTAATAAATTACCTTTAATCATCTTATTTTTCACCTTCCTTTTCATCATCAGGGAACGCATTGTTGTTATACTGTTTCCTGATAGTTATTCTAACAACCCCTGATTCCAACTGTTCAAATGATGTTTCCTTGAACTTCTGCGGTTTGCCTTTTTTCAGGCTTTCTATGTACGCAAGGTATTCAAGTTTGGTTGGAAATTCAAGAATCTGCTCAATCCATGCTGCAACTATTTTCTTCACATAACCACCTTCTTTCTAACATGAACCACCGTCAGCACCATGAAATGCACCAACAGGATAATTCCAATCATTTGTGTATATGTCATCTGTGTTGAACTCACCAGTAAGTATTGAATGTATTGCTGCTTTATCCTTCCAACACACGCAAGACTGTGTATCACCGATAAATTCATCAAGATTCTTTTTGTTATCCAGTGTGAACCCAAGAACTTCTTCATCATGCCTTAGTGCAGCATAATCATCAGGGAAAAGTTCTTTTACTCCGGCAAATAACCGGGGTGTTGAAAATATACACATCATACAACTGCATCTGTTCCAACCTATCCTGTAACATGGGTGTGGGTTTATATGATGCCGTTTCAGCAGTTCCCACACATCCTTTTCAGAATAATCAATGCAGCACCGCCATTGATGAACAATTCTGTGTGCCTTGGCTTCTGCATTGGTGCGGTGTATTTCCATTTCATTGTACTTTGACCGTCCGGCAGATTCACCACGGCGTTCACCTGAAACAATCAAGATTTTCTTGTCACGTTTGGTTTCTTCAAGATTGGCTGTCACACTGTCCTGAACCGCTGCTTTTAAGTTACCACTACACCAACGCCCTGAATGCGTACCACCTTTTGCGGGGAATTTATGTCTTTTACCACCCAGTTCTTCAAGTTCACCAAGGCGGTCAAGATTACTGACAACCGTATCTGCAACACATATTTTCAGATATGCAGAACACCAACGCCGTGACAGATCACCAGTTTTTGCGGGGAACTTCATTCTATAACCGTACTTTTTCAGAAGTTCTTCCATTTCCTCTGTTGCCTGTTCTTTCAGTTCTTTGCATTTCAGATAATTGCTTGAAAGTTTGCACTGCTTTACTTCACCAGTATCAGGGTCAATCCATTCAATGGGTTCTGATGCACCTATCCGATACAATTCACCAAAGAAACCATTCACCCTGTATGAAACCCTTAACTTGATACCCTCTGCATCTGCAAGTGCTTTTACATAGTTTTGGGTACATTTCCAGTCCATACGCCTTGAAGGATGCCCGCCGTCAATATCGTGATGCCAAAACTCTATTCTTTCTTTTGGTACACCAAGTTCAAGAAGTTTTAGGTAACAAGCAACTGAATCCTTACCGCCGGAAATCAAAACAACTATCAGATCATATTCTTCAAGTGGTAAAAGTTCCGGCAAATAGATTTTCTTGAAATGCTCTGAATCAGTTCTACCGTCAACCCTTGGTTTCAATTTGATGCCCTTGCCATATATCGGTGCATCAGGAACACCCAATTTGACAGGTGTTTCCTTGGTGCAATCCGCATCTTTTATGAAATCAATCATTGCCTTTATCCTTTCCCAGTTCCTTCAAAAAGTTGTCTATTGTCAGCACACCTTAGTACAATCAGGGGTGTCTTTCCTTTATCAGATTTCACATTAAAATCTGAAAACCTGTTACACATCATTGAACTTTTTGAACGGTGCTGTTCAAACCGCCGGGGTTTCACATTAAAACCACCAAAACCTGTTGACCAACATACAATAGACAATTTTTTGAAAGAACTGAAATCCTATTCCTTGGTTCTTTTCCCCGGAACTGCTGCAACAGTTCTTTTTGAAATAGTCAGGAAGTCGGGGAACTTCCTGACCTGTGAAACAAAGTGCTGTGTCATCTCGTGCGGTTGATTCTTCCACTTAACGGTTTCTTGTTTTAGGGGTAAAGTGCTGATTGGTTCAGCCTGTTCAGTTTTCTTCAAATAGTGCGGTACACTGTGCTTTCTTGCCCTACCGTTCCTGTTTTCTTCAACTACTTTGACGGGTCATGTTTATTCTTCACACGCTCTATCTGCTATCCGGCAGCCTGACCACCATGTCACTTGCGTGTAGCCCTATCGCTTCACCCGTGTCCTTCCTACTTGCTTTGTTTCTTGTGGATTGTTCGTCCACATTTCATACTATAAACCACTGTGGATTAAATGTCAACTATTTTTTATAAAAAACTTAAAAAAAGTTGATTTTCAATCCCCAACATAGTAAAATTACATATAGAAAGGGGGTGACAGTTGTGGTAGATAAAAAGAAGGATTTTCTGAAAATTCTTGGTAATAACATAAAAAAATACCGGGACGATAAAGGACTTTCTCAAGAAGCACTTGCCAACCTTTGCGGGTGGAATACGGACAACGCACGGTCTACTATTTCAAAGATTGAAAAAGGGACTAACGATGTCCCTACATCCAAGTTAAAGATCATAGCAGAAAAACTTGGTGTATCAGTTTGTGATCTAATGGATTGTTCAAATATTCAAGAACAGTCTGAATCTGTTGAACTGGTAAAACAAGTTTATGATGAAGAAACCAAATTTGTGATTTCTTCATTTATTAAACTGGATGCAGTTGACAGAATTAAAGTCATTGAACGAATTAACACATTACTGGATAATGAAAAATATTCTGTCAAAAAAGAATCATCAGGAAGTCAAACGGCATAATATGGGTTGACTTTTCCAAAAGGTAACTGTTGGTAACGGGTAACTGTTGTTTTTCTATACTCTATATTTTACTTTTTTATTTTTACATTAGAATTAGTACATAATCAAAATATAAGAAAATCAATTATCAACAGTTACTAACAGTTACCCTATTGATAATACTGCATTTATAACAGATACTTAAACCGTTACCAACAGTTACAACGGTTACTGAATGAAAGGAAGGTAAAAAATGTTTGGAAAAAAGAAAGAATCAGGAATACCAGTAGGACATTATGAAGGAATTGAAGGGTTTGCGACTGATTACCCTTGCAGAATTGAAGTAAAAGGTGATGTGTTTGAGATCAGAAGAATCAAGCCTGAAACTACCGTCACACTTCCAATGAACAGAATCAAGTCATTTTCAGCAATGGAAGAAGAAAAGTTCATGTTAAAATATCACGGTCAGGCAAAAAACACATCAAAATTAAAAGGTGCAAAGAAGTATTACTTGGTTGTGGAATATGACAAAGGTATGCTTGCCTTTTGGGGAACAGCAATGGAATATGGAAAGTTTCTTGATTTACAGAATAAAGGTGTTGTAGCACCTTCACACATTGAATTATAACTGAACAAAAATGAACCCCAACCGTTGCAGCGGTCAGGGTTCTTATAACTCTATACCAAGGAATAGGATGATATAGGCTATGCAACCCCAATTATATCATCCATTCCTTGAAATTTCAATCAGGAAGGAATGATATACATGGGAAGAAGAAACCCAAACGGTTACGGATGCGTGACCAAGTTGAAGGGTAACCGATCACGCCCGTGGCTTGCCAAGGTCACCATATATGACGAACAGGGACACGCAAAACAAACCCCTATCGGTTACGCTGAAACAGAAGAAAAAGCTAACATCCTATTGGCTGAATATAACAACAACCCTTGGGACATTGACCGGGAGAAGGTCACCTTGGTTGTACTCTATCAGCGTTGGTCTGAAATCAAGTTACCCAAGTTAGGAAAATCAAATCAACAGTCCTTGCGTTCAGCGTTCAAGCACTGTTCAAAATATTACGGTGTGAAGTACAGATCACTGAAATCTTATCAGATGCAAGATTGCATTGACAACTGCGGGTGCGGTTATTCAACACAATGGTCAATCAAGAATCTGTTCGGTCACCTTGACCGTTTTGCTTTTGAAATTGACCTGATAGATAAAATGTATTCACAAATTACCACCGCCCCACCAATACCTGATACCACCCGTGAACCGTTCACGCCTGAACAGATTGATTCACTGTGGAAAATAAAAGATGACCCTTGGGTCAATACCGTGTTGATCTACATATATACGGGGTTCAGATTACAGGAATTGTTGGGAATGAAAACTGAACAGATAAACATTAAGGACTGGTACTTTGAAGGTGGAATCAAGACTGCTGCCGGAAAGTGCCGTATTGTTCCGATACATGAACGAATCAGACCCTTTGTGAAAGCACTAGTTGATGAAGGTAACAAGTACCTGTTCACTTATCAGGGTAAAAAGTTCAGTCAGGCAAATTACTATAAGTATTGGGGTGAAGTCATGGAAAAGATAGGTGCAGACAAGACCCCGCATGAAGCACGGCACACATTTGAAACCAACCTTGACAACGCAAAAGGCAATAGAAAATGTATTGATATGCTGATGGGTCATAAGTCAAAGGATGTGGGAAACAGGGTGTATAATCACAAGACTATTGAACAGTTACGGGAAACTGTTGCCCTATTAAAATAATATTTTTTACGCTGAACCAGTAACAAATTAGAAACAAAAAAGACGGGAAATGCCGTAAAATTAAGCATTTCCCGTCTTAAAAAATGTATTATATCATGATTCGCACCTTCGGTACTTGACGTTGCTTCGCAACTATCATGATCAAATTCGCCGTTCGCCAATCATGCAAGCATGTTGGCTCTCTTGCGCTCATTATATCTTATAAGTATTATTATACTTCTATTATATGTATTTCACATTATAAGCGCAATATGGTAAATTATAATCATCAAAAGGAAGTCAGGCCTGACCCCTTAAGCGTAACAACAAAGTCAACAGTTCATTTGTCTTGGAAAGGTTAAGGGTGAATATTATGAAGAAGATTATGGAAAAGGTTAACGAGTTTTTTGACGAGTATTACAAGAGCTTTGCTGAGAAGTTCTAAGTAACGAAGTATCCTTTATTTTATGATAGAAGTGTGTTTTTCACGCTCATATACACAGAAAAAGCAGCAGATCTGGCGGGATCTGCTGTTTTTTTGTGTATACGATGAGCCAAGTACAGATTTGTACTTGCACAAGAATCTGTATTTGGCGAATGTACATCATCGAGCTTTTAAGCGAGATGGTGTACAAAGTATACAAATCGAGCCGGAGCCAGCCTACTCGATTTCAGGTATGAAAATAATATCCGTCTCCATCATTTTTTAATTTTCCGTCTGCCACATTTTCCAGGAAGCCAGTGTAGGGAATGATCTCCTGCCCTTCTTTCCGGGAATAATCATAGACAGCTACCAGTACATGATAGTGTGCTCCTTCCCGTATGGCTTTCTTCATCTGTTCGTTGCTCAGTCGGATCTGTTTTCGTACATAGCTTTTCCGGGTATGCGTCTTGATCTCGATATATTCCTGCGTCGTCACATTTATCGTGCTGTCTGTCACCCGGATATCCCATCCGGCCTGATGATACGTGGCATTGTCCGGGTATTCCAGCCGCACGGTTCTTGCCTCACTGCCATTTCCACCCTGCAACAGGATCCTGCTGTCCGTATCCTCGCTGACGGTCAGCCCCTGCTTTCTATAATAATTTTTTACGCAGGTCAGGACATATTTTTCTCCCAGTATACCGATCTCTCTGCATTTCTGTCGAAGTGTATCTTCTTCCAGATCCAGCCAGCCCATTTCCTTCAAAAAGGCTTCCTCCAGTGTAACTCCGCTTTCTTCTTCCACAAAATCTTTTGACTGTCCTGTCTCAAAATTTGTTTCCTTCAGGGTACGCTCCAGCATTTCCTGTCGTTCCAGAAGCTTCTGTATCAATTCCTCCGGATCCTCTTCCCTGCCACAATCCAGTAAATTCATGATTTTCTCTAACCGGTTGGCCTTTTGCTGGATCCGTACTGCCGCCCGGGGTGTCAGAAGTTTCATCTGGTCCTCTTCCTTGCTGAATGCAGGAAAATATTCCCCCGCCTCCGCGGGATGTTCCTGGATCCATGTAAGCAACATGGAACACGCTTCCTGATACTCCATCTCCGCATCGGAAAGGTTCTGTCTCGCCAGAAGCTGCGTTACCACGTTATTGATCTCCATTGCCACTTCCCGGTCACTGCATACCACAGCAGTAACCGTTTCACCACAGATCTCTTTGTGCAGAAGTTTCCGGTAAAAATTACACTGTTCCGATAATCCTCTTAAGGCATACGCGATTTCTTTTAACGTTTTCTCTTTGATGCCATCCTTTTTCAGACTATATAAGGGTACAAATTTTCCTTCCTGATCTGGGTAGATGGCAAGTCCGTTATCTTCATTCCGGTACTGGTAGCGAAACCATTTTTTGTAAAACCGATTCAGCCATTCATACACGTCCGTCTCACTGCCCAGAACCTGCTGTCCAAAGTCCTGCACCTCCGTATATCTTGTGATCTCACGAATACAGTTCTGCAACAGGCCATGGTAAGACTGGAACCATGTGCCCTCTCCCAGTTTCTCGACAGCTTTTTCTTCGCACGCGTAGTCGGCTACGGTCTCCTGCCGGTAAAACGCCCGGATCAGATCGTACATCTCGCGGTCCGGCCCACAGGCCGCCATTTGCAGCCACGCCTTTTTCCAACGATCCATGTACTCTGACCGTTTTATAAAAAAATCGCACACCGCAAAATTCTCATTCGTCTTGGTGGCCAGGTAATTCGCCAGACGGCTCCACTCATACTCCGGGATTCCGGTTACGCCCTCTGTCCTGAAATCCTTATGCAGCAAAACACTGCGCAAGGAACACCTCTCCATATCCGTTCCCTCTTCCCGTGGCGGCAGGGTATCCAACACTTCCGTTACATCCTTGAGTTCTTCCGGGATCCCCGGATCCAGATAAATCTCCTGTATGGTCCGCATGTTCCACACGCTCCCACCCTGTAACTTCTGCGCAGGGAAAATAATAGCTTCTCCTACATTCACCATAGTACGAAGTCTTTCGTTTTGCATTGCCAGTAAATAGATTTCCCGGCACCATCCCGCCTTGGAACCGGGATCCTCACTCCCGGAACGAAATTTCCTCTGTATAAAAATTTCTGCCTTCCCCAGCAGTTTTTCCAGAGAAAATATCTTATCCTCCTGCGGTCCGTATCCAGAAAAAGCCCCATACCAGTCCTCTGTCCCCAAAGCATAGTAAATATTCCTGATGGGTTCCAGAAGCTTCTTCAGACCTTCGATTTCTTCCGTGGTGTCTCCTTGCAGAAGATATACTAAAGGATGTCCCAACGATTGTTTACCGCAGGCAGTTTCCAGCAATGGTAATTTGGAAATACAAGAATATAACTTCCTGTAAATGTGACACTTCACCCAGTATTCCGACCATTCCCTGTTGGCCTCAAACTGTGGAATCGCAATAATATGCACAATCCCCGGTAACTGATGCGCAAGTGCCTCCGTCAGGAACTCCTGATAGAGTGACACCGCCTTTGCTATCTCCTCTTTATTCACCCTCGCATCTGCGGAAGTAACCTGATCTACCAGCGATATCCCGCTTCGAGGCTCATTGGGATGAAATGCCCGGGAATTGACCACCACGGGAAAACAGAACTTTTCGGAACCGATCAGTGGGAAATCCAGAAATATTCTGGCACACTTTTCGGAAAATTCCAGAAAACCGCTCTCCTCCGAATAACCGGCCGCCAGCGTCATCCCGTCTTTCTCTATGGAGCAGATCTGATAACACTCACACTGTCTGCTCTCCCCGCAGTCCACGATCTGTTGAAACTCCGTTATGCACAACCGCGCTCCCAGTTGTCTCTCTTCGCCTCTGGTATAAAGCACAGATTTCCTCAGATCCGGCAGCCGGTACACCAGTTCCACACTTTCTATTTTGCGGGAAAACAGCAATATATAGAAGATCGTATCCTGTAAATCCTCCATGCCGATCCGGGCAATTTCCCTGCTTCGCTGCTGTTCTAAAAAATAGCGGAATGTCGTATGGAATTCCTCCCGGTCATAATTTTCCAGACTTAAAGCTGCATCCGCTTCTTCTATCTGCTTCATGGCCTGTCCAATTCCCTGCAGGATCTCCTCTTCTTTATACCCCCGTCTGTCGATCAGCACAGAAAACGGCTTATAAGGCAATCCCTCATCCTTCAGAACACCGTCCAGCTGAACCTGCTCGCTCAGCTGAAAAGTGGTCACGAATCCCGTTCCGAACTGACCCACGGTCTCCTCATCATCTACTTTGGAAGACACCTGATTGATGATCGCCAGAATATTTTCCACGCGAAAAGGCATCCCCGTATGGGAAAACGTCAGCTTATCTTCCTCCAATGTGATCCGGATCTTCACCGGCTGATCCGGATACGCAACATCCCTGGCATTCTGCAACAGCTCCATCACCCAGCGTCTCGCCTGATTCACGTCGCTGCTGTTGCGGATCCTCGCCATGTGCTGCATGATCTTCGTCGCAATTCCCGCCTGATATACCTTGTCAATGTTCTGAAATATTAAGTCATGGTAACTCATGGGTTTCACCTTTCTTAAATCGTTTTACCTCCCATAATAATCTTTGTTTTTCTCTTGTTAACTCGCTTTTTCTCACATTTTC